GTTCGACCACGAGAACGACGCGGTGTAGCTGCCGGTCGAAGACACGATCTGGTCCTCACTCGCGCAGTCGGACAGATCAACAATCTTCGTTTTCCCGCTGGTGCCGACAAGGCTGGTGAACGACAGGTTTCCACCGATACCACCGCAGAGAACCTCATCCGCCTTGGCGGTAGTCCAAGCGCTCGTTGCGAGGCTCGTGCCGGGGTTGACAGTGGCTTGGTTTCCCTCACCGGCCGTAAACGGTGCCGTGGTATCCGCGCCGGAGTATTGATGGACAATAATCCGACGGAACGTCGCAGAAGCCGAGTAGTTTGCGGTAACAACGTTCGATGCATTCCCGGTGATGTTCTTGGCGTAGAAGATTTCTACATGATCTGTAGTGCTGAAACTGGCCTTGAAGCCTGTAGAAGCGTAAGTGTTACCGGCAGTATCAGTAGGGTTGTTTGCGTTAACGTTATTCGACCAGAAAACAAAAGCAACGATTAGGTTGCCTGTTGTGTGGTTAGCAGCAGTCGCCGGAAGCGTGGTTGCCCCGGCATCCGCCGTGCCTGAGGTTGTGTTAACGCGAGAAAGAGCCATTTAGGCAGGATAGGCCACGCCGACTGTGTAACCGTTCAGTCTGCCTCGTGAGTTGATAACCAAACTGATCCTATTCGCCTGATTTGTAGGAATGGTCAAAATCTGACCCATCCCCGGGCCGAACGTCCTAGTAATAGTCTTGCCGTCGCTATCACGGGAAATAGAGAAACCCACATTATCCTGAGAAGGATTATCGCACATAACAGCCGTGGCGAGCATCGCCACATCATCGTACTGAAGCGTAAGCACGATGTCTCCTGCGTCTGACCTGACAGACGCAAGCTTGAGCGTCTGAGCAGCCATCTAGTTCCAGTCCATCCAGTGAATCTGCTCGATGTTATGGGTGATCGTGGTAACCGTGTGAACCCCGCCAAGTTGGAAGCTCTGAGTGCCTCCAAGCTGCGTGTCCACCGTGGCGTTCGTACCACCGAACATGAGGTTATGGCCGGTACCGACAGCCGCCGGGCCTGCAAGACCGCCTGAGGTTCCCTGGGTGGATACGTAATGGAACATCCCGACAATAACAGAAGAAGTTCCTCCATTGCGGATCGTCAGGTCACCGATCATCGTGTAGAACGCTCCTGTGATCGAAGCCGTCAGGGCGACGTTACCGGACGCACCGAGAGCCTGTCCACCGGACACGGCCGTGCCGCCGGTAGTCCAAGTCCCGGCAGAGTTGATCGCCGGGGCAAACCCGATGTTACCCGGGGAGGTAGAAGTCGTGATCTTCGCACAGACAGCAATCCGGTAAACCTGCGGTGCCATGACCGAGTTCTGCGGGATAGGAGTATAAATAAGATTCGGCCAGAGGTTAACCGTTCCGTTAATAGTCGTAGTGGTCGTGGTCTGAGCCGGGGGGTACGCAATCAGCCCTCCATAGGTTCCTTCCGGCATGTTGTACGGAACGCCGGAATCACGAATGGCCCGCTCCCGCTCCGCCCATGTGAGCCAGTTCAGATACTTGAGGTTTTCCAGATCCTGCATCACGGATGCAGGAGCCACGGGGTCGAAGCTTGCAACCTGCTCGTTGCGAACCGACTGCTTCGCCCATTTTTCGAAAGAATACTTCATTAGGATGCCCTGTAGAAGACGTTAACAGTAGCAGTAACAGTTGAGCCATCGGCAGTAATCGCAAAGTCGTGATGAGAGAGCGGGAGAAGCTGCGAGTTCGTAGGCGAACCCACCGAGGCGTAACAGATCACAATCCCTGTGGAGTTCGTACCTGCCGTGATGGCTCCGAACGCCAGATCGATGAAATCCGCGTCGAACCTGTCGTTAGTGTCGTCCGGGGTGAGGGCGGTAATGTCCGCCGCTGCGAGCGTGATTCTTGCCCATCCGTTCGTCGTCGCTTCCACGGCCCCGGCCGTGATCAGCGCCGCGAAGTCGTCTACGTCCTGGGCGGTTCCCTGAGCGACTGAGGTACTAAGCGGAATTGCATAGAGACGAGATGCGGCTGGATCGCCAAGCTTAACTCGGTTAGTAAGCTCAATAGCCCGGCCCTTCGCAATGTTGAAAGCATGGGTAGCCACATAACAAGTTTAGAACTTAACCGTAATAAGCTCCGCGCACCACTGTACCAGCACCGCTCCACATGAGGAAATTAGCGTCAGGATCGGTGTCGTAGATGAAGATAATCCCGTCATAGATGATAAGACCGTTAGAGGCGTCAGGAGCGCCTCCGTCGTCCCTGAACGTCAGATCACCGCCTACGGGCTGTAGCGTCACTCTGCGGCAGTTAGCAGGGATGCCAGGAAGCCCTACAGGCGACGTAGAGACGCTTACAGTGAAATGCCCGAGCGGCGTAGCCGGTGCCAGCGAGACGTACTCGGCGTAGGACGGCTGCACTCCGTCGTACCCGGAATCCCGCAATCTGCGCGCCCTGCGGCGGATGTAGCCTGAGTTTGCTTCATAATCGGAACCGCTCACCCTATAATTGTAGCGTGGAGGTTATCAGCAACCCTGAGCGCGAATTGGCGAAGAAAGTAGCCGATATGGCGATGGTTTCCGGATGGGACAAAGCGATCATGCATTACGCGCTTGAAGCGCACCTTGGTTACACTGATATGGAGAAAATCCTCGATGATGCCGCTAAATACAACGACAAAGCCGACCCTAGCGGTCGAATCGAAGAACTAGAGGACTGGAAGCGCCATAACAAGCGCACAAGGTTTATCGGGCCTGAGGCTACCCGGCAGGTAGCTCGTCCTCGCTAAGACCGTTCTGAACAGCAAATTGAATGGCTTCATACCAAGTTTCGGGCAGGCGCATAACAATAGACATTGCTTCTCCTACCTCATAAGGTTTTCCGGTGTGGTGAACACACACAAGAAAGTCTTCGCCACCATTTTTATGAATTTTCCACTTAATCAATCTTCTTTGTACCCGGAATGAACCATCTACGGAGCTTTCCGGTCTCCTTGTTGTGTTCTTTGGCAAGTTCGGTGATCTGATCCATTCTTTCCTGTGCAATCTTCTGTTTCTTGAGTGAATTGTTCAAAGCAGTCTGAGCAACCGCCTCGTGGATGTCACCTTCCTGTTTTGCGACCGTAAACACGATGTCGAGGGAGAGAGGGAGAGGTTTGCGGTCAGGGCCACGCCAGGCCAGCACGCGGAACGGTTCAGTGTCTCCCATCCGGTACTTGACGCCGTACATCATCCCGTAATCAGTCCATTCCTTGTCGAGGAACAAATTGGGGTCAAGTGCGGACAGTCTCTGCTGGATTCTGCGCTCTAGGAAGCTCATGCCAACCATCCAGTAAATTTTGAGTCCTCAAGAGGCTTCAAAAGCTTAAACCACTCCAGGGTCTTGTGCAACCCGACATTCAGAGTCGTGGGACAGTCAAAATCGGACAGAAGGCACCTACGAGTGATCCCGTCCACCGAACGGGGCGCTACATGCTCTGTTTCAACCCCAAACTCGCGGTTAAACCACTCTGCAAGCTCGATAACGGGGGTTTCATCGCCGTGGGAAACGTTCAAGGTCTGGTTTTGATTCAAATTACAGATTTCGTCATGCAGAACTTCGATCACGTCATCGATATACGTGTAATCACGAGTCTGACGGCCGTCACCGTAGATTTTAAGGGGTTTTCCAGCCATCGCAGCGTCGAAAAACTGCCCGATGACGCCACAGTACGGGTTATCGGTCGTTTGACCGGGGCCGTAGACGTTTGACAGCCTCAAAATCGAGTAATTGGAGCAATGGTTACGGACGTAATGCTCTCCTGCGAGTTTTGCGACCGCGTAATCGGTCAAAGGGTCGCGGGGATCGTTAACTGCTGTTGGAATGAAGGCGTTATTGCCGTAAACAGACGCCGTAGACGTGTATACAAGCTTGGCACCATGCTCTTCGGCCATTCTCGCCATCGTTCTTGCCCCGAGAGCGTTAGTATCCAGATTCTCATTCGGGACAAACTCAGCTTTCTGCTGGTTTACGCAGGCGAGATGGTAAATAACGTCAAAAGTCGGCTGCCAATGGGCTGACTGGTAGAACAAATCCCCATAAGAGTCTGGTTTCGTATCCCATTCGTGTACCTTATGTCCCTCGCCCCTCAGGCGGCGGACAAGATGCTTGCCGATGAAACCTTCAGACCCTGTTACAAGGATTCTCATGGAAGCTCCTTCAATGGCTTGTTAGACAAATAAACCCTGTCCGGAGGACAGTTCATCATCGTGTGAAACACATAGTTCGTGTCCTGCTCTGCGACTTGAGCAATATAGTCCCTTGCGTAGTCCTCATTGAGAGGACAGAACGTTACGTAAACAGTCTCATGTGCCAAGGAAAAACCCTCCCTGATTAGCAAAGTCGTAGTGACATCCGAACTGGCCGGTCTGGTCTCTTGACGGCCACAAAGTAGCGTTCAGAGTATGCCCGAGAGGAAGATCAAGGTCAGCATGGATCTTGAACCCTAGTTCGTTCAGTTTCTTGCAGAACAACAGGTCTTCGCCCCATGTGTACTGATCATGCGGGCTGAGTTCCCATCTCGGCTTAGACATAGCTTCCATCACGCGTCTCCGAATGATCATACCCGCTGAGCCTGCATATGTAACCTCCTTAAGCCCTCCCTCGTGAAGATCCTCAGGGAGGTACGGAGTGGGCAAACCTGTTTCGTCATCGTGCTTGTACAGCACAGGAATCGGTGGGAAACTACGTTTGAAACAGATAGGGACGATGCAGTCAAGATCATGGTGATACATGAGCGCCAGGAGCTTGAGCGCCATGTGGGGAGAGAACATGTGATCGTCCCCCAGGAGCATGATCCAGTCCTCATGCCCTTGCTCCATGAACATCTCCGTGGCCCGCTCCGCGTTGTCCACTACGTAAGCCCCCGTGTGGATGCTGTTCCGGCTGTTGCGGGGCAGGATCAGGCCATTCAGGCAGACCCAGAAGCTGCTGTACCGTGCCATCTCGGAGCAGAGCACAGCGACGTTTCCCGGAGGAAGACTCTGTACCAGAGTGTTGATTTCAGGGTTGTACTCCTGAAAACTAGTCAGTTCCTTAGCGGGTGCGTACTTGACCGTCTTGGGAACCCTCGGACGCTTCTTCGCCACTGCGAGACTATATCAGTTAGTAGCGAAGAGCCGTGAGGATCACAACAACCAGTAGGACTACTAGAAGAATCCAGACTACCGACACTAGAGCCTCCCGCGTACCGCAGCGATCACAATTAGGGCGCACGCAACCGCCACGAGGATGATTAGCCAGGTAGGCATTACGAAGCCTGTGTCAGGTTCGCAACCTTAACGAGAGCGTTAGGCTGATGGAACCCAAGCTGAACAAAGTCGATCAGCCAGGCCTCGACAGGCGCGTTACGGCTGAACCGCTGGAACTTGGAACCCGTCTGATCATCCCAGTCCGGCCCCTGGTCATAGCCATACAGGGTCAGAGCGGACTTGTTGATGCCGTACAGTTCTCCGGAAGGAGCGTCGAAGTCAGCGATCAGCGGAGCGTCGCGGTAATCGATGCCCTCCCAGCCTGTAGCAAGCCGGGTGATCTTCGGTGCCCACCGGAACTGAGACACGAGCGACTGACCGTACTTGTCGATTGCGGCCGGGTCACCCACCCAGAAGTCCGGTGCCTTACCGGAAGCCTGCATGAGGCGGCGCGTAGCGCCGTCAAGAATCGGCATCGAGAGGTCAGCCGTGGCCGTAGCACCACCGCGACCGTCAACACCCTGGAACTGCGGCGTGGTCGCCAGGTTGACACCCTGGAAAGTACCCGAGGTGGCGAACGGCTGGCGGATACCCTGCACCGCGTTCCCGTAAGTACCTTCGATGTACACACCCTCGTTGGTCGTCACCGTGACGGCCGAGTCGAGAACAATCGAAGTAGTCGTAATCGAGTTGATCTGCCGGGAGAGACCGGAGACCACCGACGCGCCCGTGGAGCGGGTAAGCACGTCAAGGATGCGGCCGGGGTAAAGCTGGTAGAAGTTAGCCGAGGCACCGACACCGACCGTGGTCGAGTTCGTGGTGGCCGTCAGGACGGAAGCGATCAGACCGTCACCGGAGCCGAAGAACATTTCGTTCTCGACACGGGACATTGCGGTCTCCGCAGCGTCCATGTGAAGCTTGAGAGCGTCACCCGCGTACACGAAGTCGCGCCGGTCAACTGCCTTGATCAGGTCGAGAGAAAGCTCGATAGCGTGTCCGACGCGCGCCATCTGGATGAAGGCAGCGGAGTCGTTAAGCTGGCGAGCGACGTTAGGGCCTGCGGTCTGGGCGAACCCGCCCGTTCCCTGCTTGAGGTTCAGAAGCAGCGGGACACGAACCTGAAGACCGGAGAAGTTTGTCCGGCGGGTATTGCGCTTGAGTTCGTCGGAGAGAACCGTCCGCTTGCTGAACGTCTGCTGCAGCGGAGCGATCATATCCTGAAGGAAGTTACTTAGGCTTGAAGTGCTTTCGGCAGTCACAAAGAAAGCATAGATGCCTACCTACTCGTTTGTACCAAATTCTTCTCGATAGTACTTCAGATACCTCAGAGCCGCCCATTCGGTGTCATGCTCAGTGTACCTCTGGAACGTCTTGTACTGGCGCAGATGCTGAAACTCATGCGCGCCAATCGTTACCAGAGACTCTTTCCAGCACTCAACTCCGAAATGCTCGGGGCCTTGCTTGCGCTCGTAAGGCCAATAAATTTTCGGGTAAGAACATTTCCCAGGGCGGGGAAGCCTGATCAGGACCTTACCCCGCCCGCCCCAGGCCCTACCTGAACCCATAGACCGCTCGTCCCGAGGCAGGTTGTAATCAACAGTAACCTCCTGAGGGTGAACCTCAAGACCTTTAGCGAGCCACTTCAGAATCTTGCGAACCTCCGGAGTTGGGTACTCCGTCTTGTTAATCAGGCTCAACTTCACTCATGGCCTCCTGAAGTGCTTCAAAGATGTTGAAACCCTGGTTCTCTAGAAACCCCACAGCCGCTGCAAGACTGTACCCGCCTTTGATCATGTTGTTAGTCCAGCGGATGTTGTCTGTAATTTCCTTGTACCTCTCTAGGTTCATTCCATCCCTCCCTCAGAAGCTCGATGATAAGACCGATGGCCTGCCTGAACTCGTTGTCGATGCTGTACGCAGTCGTTCGCCTGATCCTGGTTTCCCACTTGTAAGCCCAGAGGTAGATTTCATTCCAACGATCCTCGGTCATGGCGTACAAACCACCCAAACGTCACAGCCCCAGTCCTTGTGATTCTCAAACTTATGGATCGTCCCAGGCCACTGGTACCCGAAGTCGTACCCATGCTTGAACATCTCGTCACGAAGCTGCACCGCGCGCTCTGAAGCCTTCAGTGCCTCCTGCTCGTTGTCGTAAATCAACCAACCA